CAGATCATCAAGTCAAAAAGAAGATATTAAGATTGTACTGGAGTTTTAAAACACAATGCCACAGAATACTAACCTCAATGCGTCTCCATACTTTGACGATTTTGATGATCAAAAGAATTATCAAAGGGTTCTTTTCAAACCAGGGCTTCCAATTCAATCTAGAGAATTAACATCTCTTCAATCTATTCTGCAGAATCAGATTGAAAAATTTGGTAAGCATTTCTTTAAAGAGGGTTCTGTAGTAATCCCTGGCCAGATTGCCTATGATAATGATTATACATGTATTCAGATTGACGACACCCACTTAGGACTTCCAGTTTCTTTGTATCTTGAAGCTCTTAAGGGTAAACTTATCAAGGGTGAAACTAGTGGCGTAACAGCAAAAGTAGAAACATATATTACAAATAGAGAGTCCGAAAGGGGAAATTATACTCTTTATATTAAGTATCAAAGTTCCAGTGATACTGATTTCTCAAGACAAACATTTGTAGATGGCGAAAATTTACTAGTACAAGAAGATGTAAATTATTCGGTATCTAGTATTAGATCTGGAAGTAGCTTTGCTACCACTACAATTTCTCAGTCATCTCAGTCTGGATCTGCTGTAAAAATTGCAGAAGGTGTGTATTTTATCAGAGGATTTTTTGTATCAGTATCTAACTCTACAGTAATTCTTGATCAGTATTCGACAAAACCAAGTTATAGAGTTGGATTGCTCATCCAGGAAGAAATCGTTACCGCCTCTAATGCAAATAACGATTTGTATGATAATGCCAGAGGATTCTCAAACTTTGCAGCCCCAGGCGCGGATAGATTTAGAATATCAACAACTCTCGTTAAAAAATCACTTTCAGATTTCAATGATGAAAATTTTGTAGAATTATTGAGGGTTGAAAACGGAGAACTCTCCAAGTTTGTCAAAACATCTAATTACAACCTAATTCGTGATGAATTAGCAAGAAGATCATATGATGAATCTGGAGATTATTATATTAGACCATTTTCTGTTAGTGTAAAGGAATCACTTAATGATAGAGTTGGTAATAACGGAGCTTATTATTCAACACAAATTACACAACAAGGCAATAAACCATCTGATGCTTTAATTAGTCTATCCATAGGTCCAGGTAAGGCATATGTAAGAGGGTATGAGGTTGAGACGGTAAATACTACTTCTGTTGATGTTCCAAAACCAAGAACTACGGAGAGAATTTATAATGAGTCTCTACCATTTAGTTTAGGTAGACAAATAGAACTTGATAATGTATATGGATCGTCATCTGTCGGAATCGGTACAGATAATGAGATACTTCTTTATAAGAGTAGGACATCAACGCCAGGAAGTTCCAGTGGAATTCCAATTGGTGTAGCAAGAATTTATGATTTAAAATTAAAAAATGCAGAATATAGAGATGAGTCTACCACTTTTGAGTCTTCATTGTATGATATTCAAACATTCACATATCTAGAAATCAACACTCACATGTTGATGACTACACCAGCGTTTGTCGAAGGTAGAAGTAGTAATGCATCTGGATATCTTTATGAAACTGTGAACGATGTAAGACAAGTTAAACTATATCAAGTTGTTGGACAGTTTCAAGAAGATGAAGAAATATATGTTAATGGAGAATCTGTATCCAGATCTATCACTAGAGTAGATGATTATTCTATTGAAGATGTTCGTCAGATTGTCGGTACTGGTGCTATTCCATTTACAGCTGACGCAAAATTGAATGTTGGTCAACTTTTAGCACCAGCCGGCGCACAATTTACAATCACTGCATCCAGTGCAGGTGTTTCTACGGTAACTTCTCCAAGCTTAACTTTTGGTGCGAATGCTGGAATTAAAACTGGAGATATTCTCAGATATAATATTTCTGGAAATACCGTTCCAACATTTAATGCAATTAAAGAAATAGATATTGACAACAGAAAGATTGTTGTTGAGGCTACAACAAATGTTACTAATGTCTGTGATGGAGGTCTTCCAGTAACACAGATTACTGCGAATGATCTTTTCAAAGTATATACAGAAGTTCAAAATAATTCAAAAGCATATTTGTATAGTGAATTAACTAAACCAAATGTTGCCTCTGTTGACTTTGGTGGATCCGATATTGTATTCCGCAAGTCGTATAATATTTCCGTAGCTGCTGGATCTTATAGTGGTACTCTAGAATCTGATGCTAGTTTAACTCTTGAACCATTTGATGAGGAAGATTATAACTTAACTTTCCACTCTACTGGTAATATTGAATCTCTTACTAATCAAAAACTAACTGTTAGTGGGAGAACGGTAACTTTATCGAATTTAAGCACATCCAGTGGAAATGCAACTTTAACGGTTACATGGAAAAAGGTAAATATAAAACCAAAAAGTAAGATCTACAAAAGAGCATCTACAGTAACCCTCAATAGGTCAGCAAAGTCCGCATCTGGTATTGGAGTTACTACCATTGAAGATGGTCTTACATATTCTGATGTATATGGAACTAGAGTTCAAGATAGAAGAATTTCTATTGGTGTTCCAGATGTATCCAATGTTCTTGCAATACTTGAGTCATCAACTGTAAGTGATGCACAGTTTCCAATTCTAGTTTTAAGTAATTTAAATAGCAATATTTTAAATGCCTTAAGAGGAGAAACTATCATTGGTCAAAACTCTGGAGCAGCTGCTGTTTTTGTAGATAGTAATGGATCTAATGAGGTAGATTTCATCTATAGAAATGAAAATACTTTTGAAATTGGTGAAGAAATTATCTTCCAAGAGTCCAATATTACTGCGAATGTATTGTCATTCGTTCCTGGCGATAAAGATATCAAAAATAACTTTGAGTTTGATCCTGGACAAAGATTAGATTTTGTTGATGTATCATCTCTTGTCAGAAAACCAGGATCAGAAGCCCCAACAAGAAAACTTACAATCGTATATAATCATTTTGTTATTGAACAATCCGATCCTGGAGATTTTGTTGCTATCAACTCTTATGATAATGATCTATATGCATCCGAAGTTCCACTAATTGCTGGAATTGAACCTGCTTCAGATGTTTTAGATTTTAGACCAAGAGTTACTAGTACTGCTAGTGGAAGATCTCCATTTGAATTTGCTTCCAGACAATATAATCCATATACATCATCTTCAAGTCTGGTAATTGCTAAGAATAAATCAATTAATATTTCATATGATTATTATCTGGGCAGAATTGATAAACTTTACTTAAGTAAAGATGGAATTTTCAGCCTTTCAGTTGGTGTTCCTGCATTAGAACCAAAAGTACCAAATACTATTGAGAATGCCCTTGAAATTGCCACGGTATATTTACCACCATATGTATACACATCATCTCAGGTACAACTGAAACTTGCAAGACATAAGAGATATCGTATGAAGGATATCTCGATTATTGAAGATAGACTTAAGAATGTAGAGTACTATACTGCACTATCTCTTCTTGAAACAGAAACAGCTAACTTATCTTTGAGAGATCCACAAACAAATCTCGATAGATTTAAGGCTGGATTTTTTGTTGATAATTTCAAGTCCGTTAGTGGTGGTGATGTAAGGAACTCACAGTATAAGGCTAGTGTTGACGCTCAGTCTGGTAGATTGAGACCACAACATTACACAACATCTATTGATATGCTTCTGGGATCTGAAGCTGTAGTTGGCGCTGCATCTTCTTCAAGTCCAACATCAGATTATAGATTTGTAAGTGATCTTGGGGATAGAAATGCCAAGAGAGTTGGAGACGTAGTATGTCTTGATTACTCAAACGTTGTATATTTGGAAAATAAATTTGCTACAAGAATTGAAAATGTCAACCCATTTGCTGTAGTAAACTGGATTGGTCAGATTGAACTCAATCCTTCGACTGATACATGGATTGAAACTAGAAGAAGTGCAGCAACATATGACATTGAAGGTAGTTACAATGCCGCTTTAGGTATCACTGGAGCGGATAGTAATACTGGTATGTCTCCTATTGATTGGGGTTCTTGGGAAACTACCTGGACAGGATCTAGTGTATCTAACGGGCCTACTGTTTTCCAAAATACCACTTCAACTAGAATTAAAAAGACTTCTCGTAGAGTTGGTGGATTTGTACCTGGAAGAGGAGTTAAGAAGGTTACCATTAATACATTCCAAGATAGAACAACATCATTTAGGGAACAAACAGTAACAACTACTACAAATCAAACTAGAGAGGGAATCCAATTTAGAGTTGGTGAGAGATTTGATACTACAAGTTTGGGTGATAAAGTTGTATCAACGGAAGTCATCGCTACGATGAGATCCAGAAATATTGAATTTGTATGCAGAAGATTAAAGCCAAATACAAGGCTTTATGCATTCTTTGATAATATTGATATGAACAAGTATATTGTTCCTAAACTTATCGAGATTGAGATGGTTAGTGGTACTTTTAGTGCTGGTGAAACTATCGTTGGAAGTGTAACAAACTCCACTTCAACTTCATGTAGACTTAGACTTGCACAGTCCAATCATAAGTATGGTCCATATAATGCTCCATCTGAAACATACAAGAACAATCCATACTCTCCATCGTCTACAATTCCATCAACATATTCATCTACATCTACTATTCTAAATGTAGATACTGCTTCTCTTGAACTTCAGTCTGCATCTGGATTCTTTGGATCTGTTTCTAAGGGAATGCGACTAATTGGTCAGTCAAGTGGGGCTATTGCGATAGTAAAAGATATTAGACTTATCACAGATAAGGCTGGGGTTCTTATTGGTTCATTGTATCTACCAGATCCAACTGTACCATCTGCACCTACATTTAACACTGGAGCTAAAACTTTTACTTTAACCAGTAGTGCAGTAAATGCGACTATCTCTGGGTTTACCGATAGTTCTGCGGAAGCAACATTTACTGCTTCAGGAACACTTCAAAATGTTGAAGAGAGCACTTTGAGGATTAGAAATGCTGATGTTCAAAGAATTCCAAGATCTCAAGATAGATCTTTAACATCATCAGATACCAGATTAGTATCTGATATTAGCTTTAATAATAGAAAAACCAAGCAAACTAGATGGGTGGATCCACTTGCACAATCGTTTGAAATTCCAGATATCAATGGAGTATTCTTGACTAAGTGTGATGTTTATTTCAGATCAAAGGATACAAATAGTCTGCCAGTAACACTTCAGGTTAGAACATTACAAACTGGATTACCAACTCAAACTATTCTTCCTTTTGGTGAAGTTGTTCTTGATCCAGATCAAGTCGTTCTCTCTGAAGACGGATCTCTCCCAACTACATTTACTTTCCCATCACCAGTATATTGTGAAGGAGGCGGAGAATACGCAGTTGTTCTTCTTTCTGCATCGAATGAGTATACAGTATTCATTTCTAGAATGGGAGAAGAAGATATTAGTACAATCAATCAACCAGACTCTGAAAAGATTATTGTTTCCCAACAACCACTTCTAGGATCACTATTTAAGTCGCAGAATGGTGCAACTTGGGATCCAAGCCAATTAGAAGACCTTAAGTTTACTCTTTATAGAGCCGACTTTACTTCAGATGTGGGCAGATTTAAATTATATAATCCAGATTTAGATATTGGTAACAGACAGATTGCTAAACTGAGACCAAATCCATTAGATATGATTTCTAAGAATATTGTGGTTGGTTTGGGTAAGAGTTTAACTGCTACCGAACAGTTGGGGCTTTCTTCTGGTGTTACAATTTTACAAGAAAATAATCCAAACTTTAGTGCTAATTTGAGTAAAGTCCTTGGGGCAATCGGTGTTGGTAGTGATTTAACTCTCACTAACATTGGTGCTGAATTTACTTCTGGACCTACCACGTTCTCCAATGTTCCATTAATTGCAAGAACTGGAAGAGGTGCTGGAGCTAGAGCAAATATCAGTATCAGCAATGGAGTTGCGGTTGGAGCTACAGTTTCAATCGGTGGAACTGGATATTCTGCTGGTGATGTTCTTACTGTCGATTACACAAATACTGGTGGATTTGGTAAGAATCTCCTTCTAACCATTCCAAATGAGGTTGGAATTATTAGCGCATTCAACACCTTACTTATTGATCAGGTTCAGGGTGGTCCTAAGATTGATGCTGGTTCTGCTGTTGTTTATGTTGGATCTGGTGGATCTACAATTCTAAATGGAGCTCCAATCACATATCTACAAGATACTAGTGATGGTGTACATGCACGAGTAAGACATAATAACCATGGTATGTATTCTGAGAGAGATCTTGTGGCTCTTAGTGGATTTGAACCAGATGTAAAACCAGAAAAAATTACCTCAACATACAACTCTACAACTACCGATTCAATCTCAGTAAGTAGTGTTGGAATCTTCACATCGTTTGAGAATCTACCAGTTGATAGTTCAAATCCAGGTTATGCTTTACTTGGTAGAGAAATTGTAAAATATACTGGAGTAAGTACTTCATTAGGAACTCTAACTGGTATTACGAGAGCCATTGATGAGAGTATTGCAGGTGATTTTTCTGTCAATACTCAAATTTATAAGTACGAATTGAATGGAGTTTCTCTAAGAAGAATTAATGCAACTCATTCCTTTGCAGATACTGATAGGGATGTGTATCCAATTGATGTTGATCATTATTGGATCAATGTTGGAATGAGTAGCAGAGGTATTGATAGAACTACTGGAAATCCATCTGGATTCCCAGAACTATACTGGAGGGAAACTAAATCGGGTGGTAATTATGAGCAGGAATTCCCAACAGTTGGAAGTCTTTATGGACCTACAGCAACTCAGAATATTCCATTCAATATTATTAGACCCAATATCGGCACACTTCTTCCCGAGGCAACCACAATTGATGCCGCTATAAGAACATTTACTGGAAATAGTCCTGATGGTGCATCTACCGCCTACGTTGATCAGGGATTTGAGTCTGTTTCTCTAAACAGTAACAATACACTATCTTCGCCAAGAATTATTGCTTCTAAAGTCAATGAACTTGCAAGGTTGCAGGATTTCCCAGGTAGAAAATCATTCACAATGGAGATTTCACTTGCAACATCTGATCCAAAAGTAAGTCCAATGATCGATCTCGATAGAGTGAATATTGTGACTGTTATGGATAGGATTAATAGTAAGGTATCGGACTATTCTACCGATCTCAGAGTCAATTCACTAGATCAGGATCCAAGTGCTGCAATTTATCTTTCCAAGGTTGTTACTTTAGAGAAATCTGCTGATGGATTGAAAGTTCTATTTGATGCATACAGACATTCCACAAATGATATTAGAGTTCTCTATAGAATCTTTAGAGTTGATGCTCCACCAGAATATCAACTATTTGAACTATTCCCTGGATATGATAATCTAGATACAACTGGAAGAGTTATTGATTCTGCGAGAAATAATGGAAGGCCAGATAGAAGAGTTCTTGCGTCCACAACAGAGGACGATTTTAGAGAATATGAATTTAATGCCAAGAATCTGCCTCAATTTAATGGATTCCAAATTAAGATTATTATGACTGGTACTAATTTTGCATATGTACCTAAGATTAGAGATTTGAGAGTTATCGCTTCTATCTAATGAAAATAAAAGTCGAAAATTCAACATCGTTGTATCGAGATAGTGAAAGTGGAGCAATTATAAATTGCTCCAATAGTGAATATGAAAACTACATGGAACTTAAGAATAAAAAACTTAGGGAACAACAAGAAATAGAAAACATTAAAAACGATGTAAGTGAACTTAAATCTATGATGAAATTGATATTAGATAAATTGGATAAATAGTTCAAATCCCCCCCTTTGACTAATGGCAGCAAGAAATGTCAACCTAGTTGTTGATCAAGGTGTTGATTTTGATGCTACTTTTACCATCAGAAACACAAATAATTCTCCCTTGAATCTAACAGGATATACTGCCGAGGCTAAGATTAGAAAGCATCCAGCAGCAACAAAATTCACTTCCTTCACTATTTCATTTCCAGATAGGATTAATGGTGTGGTAAAAGTTGCTTTGGATGATATTGCTACATCTTCCCTTGAGGGAGGAAGGTATGTGTATGATGTGGTATTAATATCGCCTAATGCTTACAGAACTAGACCAATTCAAGGCAATGTACTTGTAGTACCTGGAGTTACCTGATGGCGGATTACTTAGTAACGTTAAACCAACCTGGATCTTACAGTGTTGGTGTAGATTATGAGATTCCTTCAAAATCTATACAATATGGGAATATTGTACTTGATGGATTAACAGGATTTAATGGAGTTGGGGTTACATTTTCATTGTCTGACAATGGAGTTGCATATCGTCCAAATAATAACCAACAATTAATTGTATCTAAGAATAATTTAATTCTTGAGCCAGGGGAAGATTTTCAAATATCTGGAGATAAGATCATTTTCACTGTACCACCATTGGTAAGTGATGATGTATTCATGATTGCTTTGGCTACTGCCGCTGATCTTACAAGATCTGTTAACTATGTTATAGATAGTGGAAGTAGTCCTATGTTGCCTGGAAGTAAAGGCAAGATTACACTTGATGTTTCTGGGGTAATTGAGTCCGTAAAGATATTATCGGATCAGACTGGAGATATTGTCCTGGAACTATCCAAATCAAACTTTAACGATTATCCAAATTTTACCACCATTACCAGTGGACAAAGAGTTCAATTAGTCAATCAAAATAAGTATTTTGATGATGTCCTAAATAACTGGGACACTACAATAGTTGCTGGTGATATTCTAGATTTTGAAGTGGTTAGTGTAAACTCAATAAGAAGGTTACTAATCTCTTTAAAATTAAAATTATAAATAACAATAGTTCTTAAAAGTCTAACCCCTAAAAGGAGTTGTTTCGATGGCATTACTAGTTCCTAATATTGGTGAAATTGAGTCTCTGCGTTATCTGATTTCTCAGAATAACTTCGTTGCGGACCTAGAAGACACTTCACCAAGAAACCTCGTACTTAAGTTATATACGAGTAACACCACTCCTTCTGAGGGTGATGTTCCTTCAGCATCTTCATATTTCGAACCATATATTGACGGTAACGTTAATGGTTACGGAACCACGGCAAACACTGGTTATCCAAACTGTGTAAATAACAGAACGGATCAGAGTTATACACAACAGTACGGTATTCTCCTAAACGGATCACGTTGGGTTATTAAGAACGTTGGTAGTGGTACAACCGCAACTTATCCAGAACAGACATTCACCTTTAGTGGTCCTGCTGGTAATATTTACGGTTATTATGTTACCAGAGCAAACAATATGCCTGTTGCAGTACAGGGTGTTGAGCACGCTGCAGGAGTTGGTATTGGAACAACTGTAACTAAGGGAAATAACTCTGACCCATGTATTGGAGTTGTTGGTAACTCATATTTCATTGTTGATCCACAGGTAGCAATCGATGATCTAACCCTAGGTCAATATGTTGCTGGTAACCTTGGTATTGCAACTGGAACAAGAATTATCGGTATAGATAGAGCACTACAAGTTGTTTATATTGACAAACCACTTGTAGATAACATTCAGGCTGCAACTGACCCATCTATCGACTTTAGTTTCGGTAAGATTCAGGTAACTAACCACGGTCTAAGAAAAGGCGATATTCTTTATGTTGCTGCTGGTGCTGGTAACACGACTCTAGAGTCAAACGTATACACCGTATTTGATGTACCTAACGCAGATGAGTTCTATACAACTCCTGCACTAACTGCAACATCAAACGGAGTTCTTGGTCTAAATACCGCTACTCTCTACAGTTCAATTATGTACGCTGAGAGATTCACAAACGGTCCTTACAACATTCAGAACAACGGTGACCAAATCAAGATTACTCTGAACGTTGCACTTGACTGATATAAACTAGAAAACAAAATATTTGTCATGGTTGGGGGTTGCTTTGTTATTAAAGCAATCCCCTTTTAATCAAATGATTTACTAAACTATGGCAGTATACGTCTATGACAATACGCAAATAGATTTATTCGTTACGGAAGACAGAGGGCTGATTATAGCTTCCGTGACGGAGACTTTTAATGGCGGAAATATCACAGATGTACCAGATAACGATAACGATGTAAATAATTTCAATCCTCACTATTATGGAGAGATACGATATAGTGGGGATGTATCACCATTTGGCAATATTGGAGAAATCAATGGTGGTGCTGCAAGAACTGCATATGTACCTGCTCTATCAGTAACGGTACTGTTTAGCATAGAAGATAAAGCCGAGGTTTCCTACAGAACTATCTGGCACGGGTCTGGAAGCCTCTTTGAGATTGGTGGTGGACTGGAGAGAGTCGTCCAACCAGACTTGGGTGCGGCAGGACCATCTCCGCGCATCTACGGTGAAATTGAAGTACCTAGACGTACATACAGTGAAGTAGGATCTGGAACGCTCTCACTCTCCGACAACGCAGCGACATTCAAGTATAACGCATATCCATATAGTGCTTCTGGAACTTTAAGCATTAGTGGATTTAACTCCCAGACATACCCAGACGACTACATTCCTGTTACTAGGAACCTCATCAAACTTAAAATTGGTAAGGAAGGTTCTAAAGAAGCCTACGTATGGCATTACAGACTTCAAGGTAATGAAGTATTTGACCTTGAGGATTATGGATTTATTACTGCTCTTGAAGGATCTGACTTCTCCAATACTGCACTATCCTTTGATAAAACGATCACAAAAGCGAAGGATAGATCCTTCAGTGATTCGGATCAACTTGAATTTGATGATTATGGTGTTATTGTAGATGAGATTCTACCAATTGAGTCTCAGGATGATGGAGTCCTTGAGAGAAAACTTGGTGGTGGATTGTTTGCTCATGCATACCAGGCAACTGGAACTGCAGCTGTTGATAAGTTCATCCATCAGTATGTTTCTGAGGTTGGTGCTGGAAGTATTCTCTTCCAGCTCACAACCACAGATCCAGAAATCAGAACCTTTGCTCACGAAGCATCTGGTGGATTCACTGTTTCTGGTCAAAACTGGTTCAGTCAGGCTCCACAAAGTAGAGTATTTGGTCTCGAAGGAGAACTATCAATCTCTGGTGGATCTGAAGAGAGATTTATTCCTGCAACTGCAGATGGAACAGGTCTATTTGAGATTAGTGGTAATGCTAAAGAAAGAATTATTTCTCAGGCTGGAGAGAAGAAACCACTACTGAGACCTACAGGATTTGGTAGTGCTACTCTTACAAAACAAGTTCCATCCGAGACAGCAAAAATTATTCTTTCTGGTGAACTTCCACCAGTTAATGTTCTATTTGCTTCAGATACTACACAACTATTCCAGATTTCTGGAAATGCAGCTGGACCTAAGAAATCAATATTCACTCCGCACTTCAGATCTGCCCTTGAATCTGCAAATGAAACCCCAGAGGATTGGGGATTTGTATCTGTTGCACACACAGATTACGAGGATTGGGGTTACGTAAGAGAGACTGCAAAGTCGTCTTACAATTTTGGTTGGCTCCTCTCAGAATTCAACTACATTCAGGTTGGTGGACAACACTTCCCAAGTCTCAATTCCCTTTCTATTACTCCATCGAGTCTTATTGTTCAGACTCTTGGTACAACTGGTGTTGCTACTTTCAGACTGTCGGATCAAGGTCTACCAGAAAAAACATTCCAATATGTTACTTCTGGCATTACTGGTATTGCTACCTACAAGGCTGGAATCAATATCTTTGGTTACAACTGGTTCGGTCAGGCTCCACAGAGCACAGTATTTGGTCTTGAAGGCGAATTTACTCTATCTGGTACTGGTAATGAGTCGATTATTCCAACGACATATATTACATCTGGCACATTCAATGCAATATCTGGTTCTGCACAAGTAGAAAGCAAGACAGATTCTCCAGATACTGTTGGCAATGTATACCTTGGTGGTAATGGAGATACAAGTTATATTCCATCTGTTATTGCAACTGGTGGAATAACTCTAAGTCAGGGTAGAGAAGAGGGTCAAACTTATCTCAGAATTATTGCTCACCCAGAAGATGCCTTTAAGGGTGATCTTAACGTTCGTGGTGCGGCAACTGATGAGAAAACCGTATCTTATAACGAGTCTTCCATATGGTATGTCGATATTGATGTTGATTATGGATTTATTGGTGGAGTTCCAAGTTATGGATTTGATCTTCAATTCCAAGGTGGATCAAGTACATCTGAAACTTATGATGATGAAACCAATACCTTTGACCAGGATATCATTTATAGTGCTGGTGGACTTACATACGATCAGGGACTCAGCAATAAAGTTCTTCCATCCTTTGATAATACAGATTCCTTTAAAGTTGACTTTGCATCTATTGTCAATAGTGAAGATTACGGATCAATTTCTGGATCTTCAGATCCCGTTCCTGGTGGACCAAATTATGATCAATACCTATATCCAAACTTCACTGGATTCGTTGATCAACGTGGAATTGATAAGGGATATGATGATGCTGGTTGGATAAACGAATCTACTTTAGAACCATCCAGATATCCATTTGGAAAAATTACTCTTGCTCAACCAGCATTTGCAAATATTTCCAGAATTATTCCAAAATATCCTGGTCAAGGTCCACTTATTGTTTCTGGTATTTCTTCGGCAATCGAGAAGTTTGTTACTGGAGATTCCTCCACACAACTATTCTCTATTGGTGGATCTGCTGCAGATGCTTACAGCGCTCAGACTCCAGAGAATACAGTCCTCTTTGAATATTCTGGTTCTCGTGAAAGTGAGAAGTCAACATTCTCTGAAGTTGGAATTGGCACGGCAACCTTCAGTGGAACTTGTGGTGAGAGAGTTAGATTCGATGAAGTTCTTGGAGGAATTCTTTCCTTCTCTGGAAGTGCAATCGAAAGATCCAGGATGGATCCACCAGAAGGCACTTATCTACACATTATTGGTGGTGCATATTCTGATCTTAGAGTTGTCTTTGATCCTCCAGTCACCAAGGCAACAATGCGTCTTATTGGTGAACTTAATCATCCAGATATTGATTACACTCCACACTACGGTATCGAAAGAAACATCGGTATCGAGACTGGATTCACATTATTCTCTGGCGGATCGGGCGGAGAATATGGAGATCCTGGT